TCAGGTTATTCGGGTTATAGCGGAATTAGTGGATATAGCGGTATATCGGGTTATTCAGGAATAAGTGGTTATTCGGGATTTAGTGGAATAAGCGGTTATAGTGGATTTTCAGGAATTAGTGGTTATAGCGGATATAGTGGTCAGCAAGGAGTTTCAATAACTCTCAAAGGTGAAGTCCCTACAGTTGCGGATTTACCTCCTACTGGAAATCAATTAGATGATGCTTACATTGTTCAAGAATCAGGTGATTGGTATGTATGGAATGGTACTGCTTGGTACAATGCAGGGCATATTGTTGGTCCACAAGGGCAAAGTGGATTTTCAGGTTATTCAGGATATTCAGGAATAGCAACATCAGGCTATTCAGGTTTTAGTGGTATATCAGGTTATAGCGGTATTAGTGGCTATAGTGGTTTTAGTGGAGATTCAGGAATTAGTGGTTATAGCGGATATAGTGGAATATCAGGATATAGTGGTTTTTCAGGTATAAGCGGATATTCAGGTTTTTCAGGAATATCAGGTTACTCAGGATATTCAGGAATATCAGGTTTTAGTGGTTATAGTGGCATTAGTGGTTATAGTGGTATTTCAGGTTTTAGTGGATATAGTGGTATTTCAGGATACTCAGGTTCAGGTATTTCAGGCTATTCAGGTTTTTCAGGAATTAGTGGGTATAGTGGCTTTTCAGGCACAAGCGGATTTTCAGGATTCTCAGGTATTAGTGGCTTTTCAGGCATAAGCGGTTATTCAGGAATTAGCGGATATTCAGGAACTTCAGGATATAGTGGAAGTGGAATATCAGGTTATTCAGGATTTTCAGGTACTAGTGGTTATTCAGGATTCTCAGGTATATCGGGATATTCAGGATTTAGTGGATATAGTGGAATTTCAGGTTTTTCAGGATATTCGGGTATTAGTGGATTTTCAGGAATTAGTGGTTATAGCGGATATTCAGGATTTTCAGGCTATAGTGGAATTAGCGGTTTTAGCGGTTATTCAGGAATATCAGGATATAGTGGAACATCAGGATTAAGTGGTTATAGTGGCTATTCAGGATTTTCAGGTATATCAGGTTTTTCAGGTATATCAGGTTATAGCGGAATATCAGGATATAGTGGCATTTCGGGATTTAGTGGCATAAGTGGCTATTCAGGTTTTTCAGGTATAAGTGGATATAGTGGCATTTCGGGATATAGCGGATTTAGTGGGATAAGTGGCTATTCAGGATTTTCAGGATTTTCAGGATTTTCAGGTATTAGTGGATTTTCAGGTATATCAGGTTATTCGGGAATTTCAGGTTATAGCGGTTCAGGAATATCAGGTTATTCAGGGCAATCTGGCTATTCAGGTTTTTCAGGCATAAGTGGTTATTCAGGAATATCAGGTTATTCAGGAGTTAGTGGCTATAGCGGAACATCAGGGATTAGCGGATATAGTGGTATTAGCGGATATTCAGGATTAAGCGGTTATAGTGGATCAGGTATTTCAGGTTATTCAGGATCAGGAACAAGCGGATTTTCAGGATATTCGGGTACAAGTGGATTTAGTGGCATTTCAGGCTATTCAGGAAGTGTTGGTGCAGGTGGCTCTATTGGATGGTATGGTTTATTTGTTAGTACGGCTAATCAATCTAATGGTGGTTCAACAACTGCAAATTTAGTTAATTTAGATACAACTGTATTAAGTAATGGAATTACTAATTCAAGTGGAACAATAACTTTTTCTAATGCAGGTTTGTATCATATATCAGCAGAATTAGCCATTACAACATCTACTGGTGCTAATCCAACTGTTTCATCATGGTTAGCACAAAATGGAACAAATTTAGCAAATACTACACAAGATATTCAATTATTAGGTGGTGCAGGAACAGTTCAAATTGAAATTTATAATTGGTTAGTAAATGTAGCAGTAAATGACACCATTAAAGTATATTGGTCATCATCAAATACCAATGTTAGTCTTGCATATCAAGGAACTTTAACAAGTCCTACAAGACCTGCTTCACCAAGTGCAATTATAAATATCAATCAAATTGCATATTCAACATCAGGATATAGTGGATTTAGTGGCATTTCAGGATATTCAGGATTTTCAGGAATTTCAGGAATTTCAGGAATTTCAGGATTTAGCGGAATTTCGGGTTATAGCGGATCAGGTATATCGGGTTATAGTGGATATTCAGGATCAGGTATTAGCGGATATTCAGGAGCAAGTGGCATATCAGGATATTCAGGTTTTAGCGGAATTTCTGGTTATAGCGGATCAGGTATTAGTGGATATTCAGGATTTAGTGGTGCAAGTGGCATTTCAGGATATTCAGGTTATAGCGGTACTAATGGTATTAATGGTTCTACAGGAACAAGTGGCTATAGCGGTTATAGCGGAGCAACTGGAAGTACAGGAACAAGTGGCTATTCAGGGTATTCAGGATATGGTATTGCTTTAACTTATGATATATTTACTGCAACTGCTTCACAAACTACATTTTCTACCTCATTAAGTTATACATCAGGAAAAATAGAAGTTTATTTAAATGGTGTAAAAATGCGAAATGGTACAGATGTTACAGTTACAAGTGGTACAAGCATTGTTTTTGGAACAGGATTAACGGCAGGTATGATAGTAGATGCGGTTTATCCGCATTAATAATATAGGATAAGATAATATGAAATATAGTGTAGTAATACCTACATACAATAATTGCAACAAATATTTAAAACCTTGTATAGATTCAATTATTAAATATACAAATTTAGATGATATTGAATTAATTGTTTCAGCAAATGGTTGCACAGATGAAACAGAAGTTTATCTGATGTATTTAAATCATGTAATTCCAAATTTAGTTGTTATATGGAACAAAAAACCATTGGGATTTGCAAAAGCAATTAATGAAGGTATTAAAGTTGCATCAACTGAAAAAATTGTTCTTTTAAATAATGATATTGTTTTATTAGAACAATCAAAAAATAAATGGTTAGAAATGCTTGATACTGGACATATAACTGGTCCATTAAGTTTATATTCAAAAATAACTGATAAATATTTTATCGTTTTCTTTTGTGTAATGATCCCCAAAAATATTATTGAAACTATTGGATTATTACCTGAACATTATGCAATAGGTGGTAGTGAAGATATTGAATATTGTTTATTGGCAGAAGATTTAGGATTTCAATTAATTACTTGTGGATACAACAATATTTTTCCTATTTATCATAAAGCACAAGGAACAATGAATGATGAAAAATTAGTAAAAGATTGGAAACAACAATTTTTTATTAATGAATTAAAGTTAGCGGAAAAATATAATCTAGAGCATTATAAATTTTTGCTTACTAATAATTATGAAAGAGCAGTATTTTTAAAAGATGATCCAGTATTGCCTAGAGAAACTGCAAGATATTTGTGGGCTAGACATAATGTCATTGGAAAAAATGTTTTAGAAATTGGATGTTCTACTGGATATGGAGTGCAATTTTTATCCAAAGATATTTTATATACAGGTATTGATTATGACTTTATTATTATTGAAGTTGCGTTAAAGCAAAAATGGAATGATTATAGTAAATTTATTTGTGCTGACATTAATGAATTAGAAATTACTTTTCAAGATACTATTATTGCTTTTGAAGTAATAGAACATCTTGATAATGGATTGGAATTAATTAATAAATTAAAAGCATCATGTAAAAATTTATTAATTAGCGTACCTTATAATGAACCTGTAGGTTTTTGGGGTGAACATCATAAATTACATTTTTTAACAGAAAAAGATTTTCCTGATTTTGAATTTCAATATATTGATGAAAATGGAGTTTTAACTCAAGAAAAAAACAAATTTGCCAAATTTAATTTAATGGTTTGCAGGTGGACAAATGCCTAATATACTTTGTTCTCTAGCAACAAGAGGAAGATATTTTACAACTTTGCCAATGGTTTTAAATGCTATTGCAAATCAAACAAGATTACCTGACAAATTAATTATTTTTGATGATAATGATGAACCTCAAGATATGAGGAATGAATTTATATATCAGCATTTATTTTCTATATTTGATAACAAAAAAATATCATGGGAATGGCAATTTGCTGAAAAAAAAGGTCAGCATTACATACATCAAAGAGCAAATACAATGGGTTTTGATTGGGTATGGAGAGTTGATGATGATGCCATTCCTGAATTAAATGTATTAGAAAATTTACTTAAATTTGCTAATGATAAAATTGGTGCAGTTGGTGGTTCTATATTAACTGATCCTTTGCCCAATACTAAATCATCAACTGGTTTAATATCTAATATAAATAAAGAACCAAACATTCAATGGAATTATATTTATGAACCAAAATCTATAGAACATTTGCATTGTTCATTTTTATATAGAGCAGGTGTATATGATTTTAATTTAGGTTTATCAAGAGTTGCTCACAGAGAAGAAACTTTGTTTACCTATGGGTTATTAAAAAAAGGTTATAAGTTATTAGTTATTCCTATGGCTAATACCTGGCATTTTAAAAACCCTGAAGGTGGTATTAGATCAGAAACTAAAAAAGAAATGTATGACCATGATGAAAAAATTTATCAAAATTTTATGCAATATAAAGACAATACAATTGTTGTTTTAAATTGTGGCATGGGTGACCATATAGTTTTTAATAAAGTATTACAAGATATAAAAAATCCAATTGTATTTACTTGTTATCCTGAAATTGTAAAAGGTAAATCTATTGCTGAAGCACAAGCATTATTTGGTGATATTGACCAATGGAATATT